GCCTATCACCAATGTGCCGTTAAAGATGGTGTTCTGCGAATTTATCTGGGCCGTATTGGTATCAACGCTTGTTGACTGCGAAGTCCCTGCTGGTGTGTTTACAAATGGCTGATAACCGCCGCTAAATATGCCGTATTTAGGATTCGCAGGCGTACCATATGTTCGATTCAGCAATTCCAGATCGTTAGGATTGGACACCGGGATTGTCATCCACCCTGTCATATCTACCAGCTCGCCATTTTTCAACACGGATTCCATAAGATGCTGCACCCATTGCCCGTCGATAAATTCATAGTATAAATCACGCTGTCCGATAGTGCGCCCGCGTTCGTCAAGCATTGGCGTGGTGGTCTTTTGTGTTGTCAAATTGCCAGTTTTAGGATCGTTTTGTGCTTCGGGCATAAGGTTGCCGTATGTGCGGAACCTATCTTCTCTTTCTGTTGTTACCTCTGCACCAAACGGGTTCCTCAGAAACTTCTCTATTGCGCTAAACCTTTTTTCAAGGCCAGAGCCCAAAAGGCTTACACTTGCAGGAACCAATCCATACCCCTGCTTTGCGGCCTCTTGATACGTTCTGATCGCAACATTTGCCATATCGTCGAAATCGTTTCCCGATGTGTAAAAGGTGCCATACGTATTTGTTGACGCATACCGGTACGCTTTAGACTTCGGCACTACTTTCTCTTCGCCTGTGTTTTCGTCTTTAACGGTAACTTGGTCAGGCAGGGCATCATATTCTGCTTGCGTAATCGCGCCAGCGGGGACGTTGCCGCCCGAACCAATCTTCCAATCAAGGCCGAGAAGATTTGCGATTGCCTGCAACGCCCCTCTGAGTACGATCGTTGCAAGGGTGAGCAGAGCCGCTTGCACGGTCGGAGAGCTGAGTGCTTGTACAAGCCCGTTTATCAGGTTTGACATCGCATTTTGTGCTTCCGTTGAATTTAGAAAATTGGCAATCGTTTCTAATAGATTTGGCAACTGATCCCCAATCGCAGTAACCAGTTGACTTGCTATAGAGAGCAGATTTGATACTGTCACGGACAATTCTGCCTTGTGCGTCTTTAGCCAGCCTGCCGCCGCCTGAATACCGTTCGTGAAGAACGCCGTAATGCCATTTGTAATGTCCAGCGCGGTGTCCATCAGCCCGTCTTTGCCAAATAGGTTGATACCCGCAAAACTGCCCTTCATTTCCCCAATGAGAGCTTGTACAACGCCCTTCCAAGACAGCACTTCCGCTCCGTCTTCCATAGAGGTGAACAGTTCTTTTTGCGCGTCTTCGCCAAGGGCTTTGTATCTGGCTACTGTCTGCTTGTATCCTTCGTCGCCGAGGAGCAGTTTCTTGAAAAAGTTGTTCCCCTTGCTGATTCCGCTGATCGCCTTGTTGATGCTTGTGGTGATGATCGTTCCGATGCTTGCGTCTTCCGGGTCGATGCCGAGAATCGCCGCCAGCGTGCCTGTTGCGACCTTCATTGCACCCGTGATCTTGTCCCGGACAGCTTTACCGACGGATTCCCACGTTGTCTCTCCGCCTGTTTTCAGATTACCATCCTCACCCGTGATGCCGAGCAGGACACCAAGCGCACGCGGCAATTGTGATATGCCCTTGCGGATTTTCGAGCCAATTGCTCTGCCGATCTCAAGCCAAGTTACATCCTTTGCTTCGTCGGCAGAAAAGCCCAGCAGAACGGCAAGTGCCTCCTGACCTGCCCGAATCGCTTCTTTGATTTTCCCAACAATCCTCGCGCCGATGGCAGTCCAGTCCGCATCAGAGCCGAGGCCGAGCAATTCAGAGAGCGCGGTCTTTGCGTTTGCGCCAAAATTCCTAATGCCCTCCCGGATTTTCTTACCAAACTGTGCGCCGATCTCACTCAGGCTGGCGTCGGATTCCAGGCCGAGCATGTCTGTGATGCGCACCCGAACCTTCTTGCCGACATTCTTCAACATCTTTGAGAAATTCGTCGGTTTCAGGATGTTTCCGATGGCCTTTAAGATGGCTTCACCGATGGTCAGGCCCGCGTCAAACACCTGTGGGAGAAGGTCAGAGATCAGACCAGGCAATTCCTCTGAAATGATCGGCGCAAGCTCTTGTACCAAAATCCCGATGCCGGGGAGAATGCGCTTCACAACGGGGAGCAGGTTTTCCAGGTACGTTCTCGCAGAGCCGACAAACTGGTCTATGACCTTTGGCAGTTTCTTCACGGCCTTGGGGTCGCCCATCGCGGTCAGGATGTTCTCCCACGATGCCTTGACAGCACCGAGAGAGCCGGAGACCGTTTTCTCCGCTTCCTCTGCCGTTGTCCCGGTGATTCCCATTTCCGTTTGGATGGCGTGGATCGCGTCTACGATGTCCGCAAAATTGCTGATGTCAAACTTGCGCCCGGTCAGTTTCTCAGCGTCCTGCAACAGACGTTCCATTTCCTGCTTTGTGCCGCCGTAGCCAAGTTTCAGATTGTCGAGCATCGTGTAATTCTGCTTCGAAAACCCACGATACGCATTCTCGATGGATTCCATGCTTGTACCCATCTTGTTTGCGTTATCGGACATGTCAATGATCGCCAACTTCGTTTTTTCAGCCGCGACAAGCTCTTTGTTCTCTACACCCTCCAAGCCCTGCATCATAGACGCGGCAAAGGAGGTCGCAGTCTCCATGTACTGGTTTGCGCTCATGCCAGCGAACTTAAAGGCTTCGTCCGCGTCCTGAATGACCCACCGTGCGCTGTTCTTGAACAGCGTTTCAACGCCGCCGACAAGCTGCTCATAACTGGAGTACGCAGCCACAGCGTTCTTGACAATCGGTGTCATCGCCGCACCAAGTGCCGTAATCGCACCTGTGGTTTTCAGCGCAAGCGAACCAACGGTCTTGATCGTCCCGGTCATGGCCTTTGTGACCGTCTTTGTCGCTCCCAGTGTAAGTTTGGTGGCAGTCGTGAACACCTTACCGTAGCCCTTGCCGACTTTGGTGACAAGGCTCCCGATCTTCTGCACACCGCCTGTGACTTTGCCAAACGCCGCCGTAACCTTGCCTGCACCCTCTGTGAGCTTCGAGAATGCGCCCTCGCCGGGAGTGACTTTCGCGCCCTTCGCCTTTTTCTCAGCGTTTGCCAACTGCTTTTCATACTGGCTCGCGTCAAGCGTCAGCTTTGCGCTAAGTGTAAACAAATCCATAAGCCGCCCCCTTTCTATGCAGTCAGTTTCTTCAATATGTCGCTCTTGATCTGCTCGGCTGTGCGGTTGTCCGGCGTCATGCTCCGGCGGCTCATGACATCCGAATACAGCGGGATGCGCGGGTTGCGGTTGCCGCCGAATTGGGCCATTGCGGTCATCAAGTGTCCCAGCATATCAGCGGTGTACTCCTGCCAAATCTCCTGCCGGGAATCCTCATCAAGCATGACGGTAAGCGGATACATACCATGCCAACCGTAGCGGACGAGCGTTCGCGTTATGCGACGTCGTCCCTCTGCGTCTGTGTGTCGGAATGCGGAAAAAAACTTGCCAGCACATCATCGTAGCTCTCTCTGACAGTCTTGATGGTCTGGACGAAGTTCATCTTGCCGATCTGCCCGACGGGGATCAGTTGAAGCGCGGCGACGATCTCGTAGATGTCCTGCTTGTGCGCTTTCAGACCGAAGGTCAGGAACTTCGGGATAACCTTGCCAACCGCTTTGATAACGGACACGCCATTCTTACCCATGCTATCAATCTCTTCAAAGATGGCTTTCATCTCGTCGTCATCGCAGATATTGGCAAAGGGCGTGGACAGTCTCAGCATGGCCTCGCTGGCCTGATCGTTCGTCATCTCGGAAATCTTCATGCTTATTCCTCCTGATATTGAATCAGCGGAGCGGAGATTGCCTCCACTCCGCTTGTGTTTAATCCGTCTTATGGACAGTCAGAAGCACGGTGTATTGCTTTGTCATACCATCATAGCTTACCTTGGCTCTCAGCTTATACGTTGACGTGTTGGCATCTGGTGCGGCGTAAGCCTTGCCGTCAAAGGTGAACGAATTGCCCGTGATTTCATACTCTACATCGCGCCAGACAGGCGTTGCCTGCTCTCGTTTGAGATAGAAATATGTGATTGTAACGCGATTGTCTTTTGGCGTGCCAACAATGGAAACAGGGGATTCATCGCTCCGTGCGCGTGTCATCGAAGCGTACTGCACGCCTGTAGCGCTCGCGTCCCACTCAGGATCGTAAACCGCTGACCCTATACTGAGTGCGGATAGGGTCAGGTCGAAGGGTTGTCGAAGAAAATCACGCGGAACGGCGCGTTATCGTAATCGTTGACGTTGGCCTGCCGGGCGTGGAATTCGAAGGTCATCTGACCCTCTTTTTTATCGTCGAAGGTCAGGGAGAAGTCCTGCGTGTTGAACGCATTGTCGAGCTCAATCAGGATGAGGTTGCCGTTGGCGATGTCGCCGATCCAGCACAGCTTATTGATGTAGTCGGTGTCCGGGTCAACCGCCGTGTGGAAGGTCAGGGTGGTCTTCTTGCCGGAGGTCGTCTTGTCGGCGGTGGCAAGCAGACGTTCGAAGTTCGCCGCCGTTACCTCTTTTAGCGTTCCAGAGAGATACGCATCTGCAGAATCGACGAAGTCCGCGCCCTTGAAGGCGTAACGCATGCCGTCAATTTCCGGGGTGCGGGTCTCGCGTGTGACGGTAAAGCTGCCGCCGCCGTTGGTGACGCCGAGGAGGTTGGTGCCAGCGGTGATCTCCGCCGCAATCGCGGTTTTCAACGCGGCAGAATCGGCAATGGACGAATGGTCGAAGTTTACGAGGAAAATGCCAGCGTTAAGCTGGAGGTTCTGGAAAGCCTCGCTTCTGATGGGCGAGGTCATACCGGGAGCACTCATTGTGCATTACACTCCTTTCTGTCCGGGTCAGATGCCCGGCATATGGTAAGCATTGATGCTCAGATTGATGTATGCCGCCCGCACATCGCCGTCCGGGGGCTTAGGTTGAATCAGCGGGTTTTCCGGCCAGAGTACCAGCATCCCGCCGTCGAACGGAAGCCGGATGCCCTCGCCGATGGCGGCAGCAATTTCGTCCGCCTTGGCCAGGCTGTCCCGATTACTCGTTTCTTGCCGGTAATAGACCTGCACGTAGAACGAGTGCTTGCTGCGCCACTCCGGGTCGAAAAGCGGATAGGTGATGTACGGCAGCTCCGCGTCGTCCGGCACGGTGTCCTCGGCGTAGGCCGGGATACCGAACTGATTGAAAAAGTTGTAGAGCGTCTGCGCGGTGCCGATCATGCCAGCTCCCACCTTTCCGCGCTGACCTGCCCGAAGGCGAACGAGGCCACCTTGGGCGTTTTGCTGTCGGTGACGTTGGACGTGACCCGGAAGATCGCGCCGTCCGAGCGCCGCTTGAACACATCGTGGTATTCCATCGGGAGACTTTTTGCGACCGTGACCGTGTACAGTTCCGTCACGCCGTCCTTTTCGGCCACGCGGGCCTCCAGCGTGTTGTCTTTGACAATCGCCGCCTGAAACGCCGCGCCCTCCTGCCATTTATGCACAAACCCGCCGATTCCGTCTGGGATCGACGCTTTGTCCATCATGACGCAATCTTCCATGAACGCATCAATCAGCATCAGAACGCCACCTTTCGCCAGCGGTTGAGGCTGGATTTGAAAACCTCCTGCCAGCCGGCGGATCCGGTCGAGCCGTCCGCCCCGCCCGCTGTTGCGCGAGTGTAGGAGTAGCCGCCGAAAGATTCCGACATGTACGGACTGTTGATGACGGCACCGTATTTCTCCACCCAATCAGAAATCTCTGCCGATAGAGCGATGACTGCAGGAGGAACGGCCATCGCGTAGACTGTGCCAGTAAAGTCCTCATCGGTCAGCCCCGCCGCTACAATGCCGTCATCGTCCAGAATCACGTCCGCGCTATATGTGTACACGCCGTCGTTCAGATCGCTGCCCTTAATCAGGAACCGCTGGCCCTCTTTGAGGAAGTCGAGGCCGGAGATGCTGCCGCCGGACACCGTGAACGCGCCCTTGACGCTGCTCTTGACGAAGTAGTTGTGGATGTGTTCAAGCACCTGCTGCAGCATCTGCCGCGCCTCCTTCCTTAGCTCAAATCAGGTTGAAGGGAATGTGTACGTAGGGTTGCTATCGGAAGATGCCGCCACAAAGTCCATCAGCCTTGTCTCTGTAGTGCCGTTGACGGTGACTCGCCCATACGCAAGGAAGTGATACGGCCCGCCCGCTGCTTCACTGTACCAAGCAATAACCCTCGATTCGAACAAGGGATCGTTGTAGCTTTGGAGCACAATGGATTTGTATTGCTTGAACCCCTCCATCAGAACGCGCGCGCGTAGAGCGATTCTGTAACTATTATTATCAATAGTGCTGAGATCAATAAGTTTTAAGCCGTTGCTCGGTTTCGAGGTGCACTTCCAGTAGTTTTCGCTGGCATAGGAAAACTCCAGGGTCTTTTCGCCATCATACGCATACAAGTATTTTTTGCCAAACTGTATTTCTGCACGGTCTATCAAAAGGTTCTTTTTTGTTTGTGTCATCTGTATAAGAACCGGGATTCCGGCAGAAAATGCGTCGAAAGCATCGGGGAGATCGACATCAACAGATGCCGCGCTGACGCTATCAACATCGCCTGTATACGTAATACACAAAGGGGTTATGCTGCCACCGCCTTGCGACGCTTTGTCATAAGCGCTTTGAGCGCTGGACTCTGCAGAGGCAACCCCGTTTTCGAGCTTGTTCAGCTTCTCGCTGGTCACCACGTCCCCACGTTTCCAGTTTGTGGGCGTATAAGTCATCCACGTCACCCCCTCTCTACTATGACTTCAACGTCATATAGTCCACTTGCCCGACCCCAACGACGTTGGAGTTAGAGCCGGGTGTCATTCCCCCGTGTTCTTGTAGGTCGCAATGTAGAGGGAATCCGGGTTGTACAGCACCGGGATGAACAGGGCGCTGGCCTTCGTCCACACAATCTTGGGATCGTCCTCGCAATACTGATCGACGAAAACGTAGGGGAAATCGCCGCTCTCGACCGCCGTGACGAAAGGCTCCGCGTCCGCTTCGGGCGGCAGGCCCCACAGGCCGTCGCCAATCGTGCCGTCCGCGTGGAAGAAGCTGAGTCGGTTCTCCGGATAGTAGCGCTTCGCGGTGGTGTGCGGGCGACCGTCAGCGCCCAGCGTCAGCGGCAGGCTGTAGTGCAGATCGTTGGTGATGATTCGCGTGATGCCGTACTCGCTGGCCAGATACTCCCGCAGATCCGCGTTACGCACGAGCTGGCCGACCATGGCCGCGCCGTTGATCGCCTTCTGGATCGTTGCGTTCTTCCGCAGCGCGTTGAGCATCTTTTCGCTGGTGTACAGGCCATTGATCGGAGCGCCAGCGGCGGCAGACTGCTCCTTTAGTTCCAGCAGCTGCTCGTCCAGCGGCAGGGCAGCGCCTTCGCCGAAGTCGAGCTCCAGCGCCAGATTTGCTGCAGGCACGCCGTAGTCAATCGTGAGATCGAGGTTGTTCTCTTTGATGGTCATCTTGCCGGTGGCCATGATCTCGTTTTTGGCGACCTGTGCGCGGGTGAACACTTCCTCCGCGCAGTTGTAGCCGTCGTTCAGGGTCTTTTCGACCAGGCGGCTCTCGTTGACAACACCGCGGCCCTTCAGCGCACGCAGGCGCTCGGTCTGGTCAATCTTGACCTTGATCAGGCCCTTTTCGATGTTGTGGGTATCAATCGGGATGCGCATGGTCTTCTGCGCCTGCACATCAAAGGCGTGGAACTGCGCCATCACGGGCATGTTGTACTCTGCAGCGCGGCTTTCCCACTCGGCGACCAGATTGTCCGTGCGGATGTTGCCGAACAACTGGTCAATCGGATCGCTGGGGCGCTCGACATCATAGCCGACATCGAGCCAGACTTCCTTCGGCACGAGGCCGAGGATGCTGTTTTCAAAGTTAATCATCTTTTATGCCTCCTTGCCTTATTAAGAGAACGTCGGGTCGCTACCCTGATCAGGGCCGCCATTCTGATCCTCGCCGCCGCCCTGCTCCTCATCCCAGTCTGGGCGAGTGACGGTTGGCGCTGCGTCAATAACCTTGATATTCAGCGCAGTCAGCGCCGTTTTCGCGTTCTGGCTAAGCTCTTGCGGCAGCCGATCCGCATAGATTGTGCCGGCAGTCACAACGCTGCCGGGCATGTCACCGGAGGTCACGTCCACGTCCTCGAACACAATGCCGACGGCGGTTGCGTCGTTCGCCGGATAAACAGCGCCCATCGGCATGTACTTGCCGCCATTCTGGGCGGTTTTTACCTGCTCATTGTCCGCAGCAATCTGCCGCGTTTCGCGGGTGCAGTTTTCGCTGTCAGCCAGAAACCAGCCTGGGGCGTAGCCCAGGCCGATCATGCCCTGAGTCACGAAACTCATGTGTTATCGCTCCTTTCACTTTTTCCATACCTGGCGGCGTGCCATTTTGCGGTCATCTCTCGGATGTCGCTCACCGGGCCTTTGCCGCCGTTGTCGTCCTTCGGGGGATTGCCCACTTCCGCGCCGCGCTGGCGGGTCGTGACCTTGTAATCGCCCCATTCCTCACCGATGGACTTTTTGAGTTTGTCCGTGTCCTGCAGATTGCCGTCCTTGTCCAGCTTAATGCCGGAGAAGTCGGTGAGACGGATGACCGAATCGAGCCGCTTCTCGCTGATATGCTCATCAGCCAGCAGCTTGCGGTATGCCGCCTTTTTCTTCGTCAGCTCCTCGCCGTCCGCGACCTGCTTCTTGTAGCCCTCGAAGTCCGCGTGCTCTTTTTCGTACTTTGCCTTGTAGTCCTCGCCGCCCTTGAGGTCGCTCAATTCCTTCTGAACGCCGGGCAGCTTTTCCGCATCCGCTTTGTACTTTGCCGCCTCCGCGTTGGCGGCGTCGAGCTGATCTCTGATCTCGTCCACAATGCTGTGGTGCAGCGCGATCAGCGCGGTCTCCATCTCGTCCGTGCAGGATTCGCCGATGATCTTCCTGATATCGGCACGTGCAAACTTTGCCATTTGGTTTCCCTCCAATGCTCTGGCGGCCATGCTCGGCCAACGGGTTTTTGTAACGCATGCTCGCGTCATCGGGATCATTTTCTTTGCCGTTTAGCTGTTTGTCACATTCAAAAACGTAAAATTTCATGAACGCACAAAAAAAGCACCGCCGAAGCGGTGCTTTCACGGTCATGCTTTCAGCACTTGCTCCAATGCCGCCTTGATCGCCTCTTTATTCCCCTCAAACGCTGGGCGAAGAAACGGTGCCGGAGGCACATGGGCATTTGGCGCGCCAAATTCCTGATATGGCGCGTACTTCACATTTGTACCGACAACCACAACGTATTTCGCGCCGTTTGCGTCCGCCGGGACTTCCGCGTCAGGATAATAACCGTGCTGCTCTCCCGCTTCATCCGTGTACTCCGTGATGGACAGCTTGCCGCCGGACCTGCCGTGCGTGATGCTGTTTTGCAGAAACCCAGTATCCTTTGGAGCCGAATCCTTCGCCGCGCTTTCGATGATCCCGCCGATAACCTCACACGCGGCCTTCATACGCTTATCAAACTCGTCCATGACCGCTTTCGCGTTGCTGGTAACGTTCACTTGCTCTCACCATCTTTCGTCTTTTTCCACTCCTTGTAGGTAAGGTCGCCAACAATGTACGATTCCCGGTGCCGTTTCCCGTCCTCGTCCTCCACCCACCGATAAGCGCGGCGCTGTCTGCTGACCGGGATTTTTGGATAGACGTAGGACAGCGTACAGCGGCAGTTCCAGACGTTCGCGTCATCGGCTGATGGGTCGCCGGGGAAGGCGATTTTGCCGATTTTGTTTTGAAAACTCTCATTTACCGGGATGGTCACGCCGTCCAAATCCTGATGCGCGTCGCGGGTGCGGTCATCCAGCACTGCGTCCCAGCGCTTTTTTAATTCAATGCCGTACTCCGCCAGTTCTTCCTCGGCTTCCTCCATTCGGGCCTGCCGCCCGGCGTTCTGCGCTCCTGTTATGGCCGTCCGCGCATAGCGCGTCGAAGCCTTCCCGGCGGCGATGCCGGTGTCGCGGGCCAGTCGCTTGCTGATTTCCGGGATGCCCTCGCCCTGTATGATGCCCTGTGCGATTGCGTTTGCGACCTGCTTTGTCTGCCATGCCGCCGCCCGCTCGCCGTCTATGACCCGGCGGGGGAGTAGTTCTGGGGCGCGTTCTACCAGGCTGGCGACCGTCTGCTCGTCAAACAGGCTGAAGTTGATCACACCGCCGAGATCCTTTTCCAGCTCGTAGGCGGTATGGTTTGCCGCCTCGATAAAAACCGACCGTGTGCGGGTATTGATGAGCCGCGCGGCCTCCCGGTCTGCATGCACCATGACATCGGTGATTTCGTCCACCTTGTCCTGCCATTGCTTGCCAACAAACACCTGCCCGGTCATCCACGCCTGATAGGCTTCCTCCGTGATTTTCCCGGCCTTGACATCCGCCAGCATTTGACGATTTTTCGCGGCATGCTTTTTCGTCCACGCGGCCATCTTTTTCAGCACATCTTTCTGCGCGGCCTTGTAAACCTCTGCCAAAGCATCCTCAAGCACGGACATCTGCTGATTTTCAAACCGCCTGTAAAACTCAGACATTCAGCGCATCCTCTTCCTCTTTTCGGGACAGTCTGAACTTTTCCGTGTCCTCGCTGTACTTAGCCTGCAAGATGTCATCAACCTCGTCAACCGTGACCATCGGCAGTTTTTTCACGACGGTCTTCCGGTCAAGATACTGTGCGGCCATGATGACCATCTGTGTCTGTTCCATCTGATTGCTGATTCTATTGCGCTTGAAAGTCGGAACCACCGGCTTGATCCCTTTAATGCGGAGGATCTGCTGCACCGCTGTGATTATCTGATACTCGAAATCGTCGGCCTCAGAGTCCATCGGCTGGTAGCCTGCGTCGATGTGATCATTTGTGGCCCCGGCGGCGACCGTGTGCACATCCAGCACCCCGAAGTCCTCATACATCGCCGCTCTAAGCTGATCGAGGCACGCCTGACGGGCGCTGTATGGGATTTCCTGCGTATACGGCGTGAGCGAGCTGTTCGTCGTGTCCACAACCGCCATGTGCTGGAAGAGCAGCCGGTCGCGCAGCTTGGCCACAGCGTCGTCGTCCATCCCCATTGCGTTGCCAATAATCCAGTACATTTGGGCGCAGTCCTGCAAATCGTTGGCAAAGCCGGATTGAATCATGTCATATGCGTCGATCTTCGCCCGTAGCCCAACAAGCGCGGACTGCTTTGTGTCGTTGGGGAACACCGGCACAATCGGTAGTTCGCCGTAATTGCTCTGCGCAATGACCTCCTCGCCGTCCGCCTCGCTATACTGAACGGTCTGCTTGTAGGCGCGTTTTTCTTCCTGCAGTTGCAGCGCGCCCAAGCCGTACTTGCCCGATTCCGTTGCATATTTAGTGTAGCCGTCTTCCTCGAAAAGCACCGCCTGGATCGGGCGTTTCCGCCACTCCAGCGACCAGAAGCGAATTCCGGCCCGCATGGCCCCGGTTTCCTCGTCGTACAGCGGCAGGAACTGGGTCATCGGGAAAACATCGAGGCGGTCATCATTGACGAAAATATAGCTGACCCCATGTCGAACCGCCAGTTTCGCCGCGTCCGTGATATCCGTGTCGAAGGTCGGGCCGAGAATTGCTTTGATGTCCGTCGCGCCGTCTTCCTCCGGGAAAGACAGGCCGTTGCCGAGGCTATACTGCACACGGTCCTTGCACAGATGGTGGAAAAAGTTTGACGCGATGCGGTTGTTCGCCGCCGTTGGATCGACCGCCGCCGCTCCGGTGATGTCATACACGAGCTTGACAGTGTTCAGGATCGTGATGTTTCGCTGCGCTTCGTACTCGTCCGCGTCCAGCGCGATGCGGTATGGCTCCGACCGCATATAGTTGCCGATGGCGCTGCCGATCCACTTTGCGCGGTTTGTGGCCTTGAGGAAATCTTGGAAGGTAAGAATAGCACTCAACCCCTTTCATAACTCCAGACATAACCTCCAGCAGAGGGCCTTTTCCCTTTACAACACGCT